ATGAAAATATGTATTACAGTAGGACACAGTATTTTAAAAAGTGGAGCATGCACTTCTGCTGATGGAGTAATTAACGAGTATCAATACAACAAATCTCTTGCACCAGTATTAGCAGATACATTTAGAAAAGAAGGGCATAAGGTAGATGTAATAATATGCCCAGAAAAGCAGTTTAAAACTAAGAATGAAGAAAAGTCTTATAAAATACCTAGAGTTAATAGTGGAGGATATGATTTACTTATAGAGTTACATTTAAATGCAAGTAACGGTCAAGGTAAAGGTTCAGAAGTCCTATATTATAGTAATAAAGGCTTAGAGTATGCAACTAGAATATGTGATAAACTAGGTACAGTATTTAAAAATAGAGGTGCTAAATTAGATAAAAGATTATATATCTTAAATAGTTCAAAGCCTACAGCAGTATTAATTGAAAGTTTCTTCTGTGATAATAAAGAAGATTATGATAAAGCTAAGAAACTAGGTCATGAAGGTATTGCTAAGTTAATTGTAGAAGGTGTATTAAATAAAAATATAAATAATGAGGGAGTTAAACAGATGTACAAACATACAATTGTTTATGATGGAGAAGTTGATAAGATACTTGCGAATGTGCTTAGTTGGGGCTATAGTCCAAGCAAAGTTTTAGTTTGTGATATAAAAGATTACGTACCAGGTCAGACGGAAAATTTATATGTTGTAGGAGGTGGCGCATGTGAAAAGATAAGTTCTATTACTAAAGAAAAATTTATTATGATAAAAGGTAATGATAGATTTGATACACTTTATAAAGCATTGGATTTTATTAATAGATAGATAAAAGTTATCAACTAGAAGTGGTTGTTTGTTGTGATAACTCTATTATTGTAATATAATGTAAATATATTATTGTGATAATGGAGGATTTATGTATGGATGCATTGGTTTATGAGAGATTTGTAAGAGCAGCTTTTAGTATTAAACTTAATAACTTGATTAATAGAAGCGAAGATTTAGGTGGATTGGCTGAAGCTGATATCTTTAGAGCAGCAAATAATTTACATGAATTAAATGAGATAAAAATAGGTACTGGGTATGCTATTGCAATATTTAATAATGAGATATTAGAGTCTTGTAATGTTTCTGATAATGATAGCAATAGAATGATTGAACTATTTGATAGAAGTTTAATTGCAACTTCTAGGGAGGAAATATTGGATATTATAAGAGAATATGAAACTTATAGAGGACGATATCTTACTTTTAATTGGAAGAGATAGAATGTTTAAGTTAGGAAGTAGTAATTATAGTTAGTTATTACTTTCTTTCACATATTTTTATTATTTCAATAAGATTATTTCCAAATAATAATTTATTCAATGATAATAAGTAGAAAATAAAATTTTGAATCAATATAAAATTTAATGAAATGAGGTAGTAAAATCATGGATAAAAAAATAGACATAGCGAAGTTTATAGTAAATAGAATTGATTACTATATTGAAAAATCAGATAATAAAGCTAGTTTTTTACTATTATTAAATAGCGCAATTATAGGTTTTTTATTTTCAGGGAAGGAAAAAATAATGAATCACTTAAGTATAAGTAATATCAGATGTTTAGAGATGCTATTTTACATTGTTATATTATGTATATTTGTTATTTCAATTTATTTTTCGATTATGGTTTTAAAGCCAAGGAATTCTAAAATAGAAAATGAATATAAATCTATTTTTTATTATAAAGAGATAGCATCTTTAAATAATGAACAGTACAAAGAAGCATTTGAAAATGCATTTAAAGACGAAGAAAACTTGATTAATGATGCACTTGTTCAAATAAAAGAATTATCTTTAATCTGTGATAAGAAAATGTATAATGTAAAAAAGTCAGTAGAAGCTTTTATTTTAGGTGGTATTATATTGTTTATATATATACTTGTAGTAGTTTTTAATGCTATTTAGAAAATGTTTTATTTGGTTAGTATTCCTCTATGAAGATAGAATCAAATCATAGAAGAATACTATTTACATATTTGTAGATTCTTGTAATTGATTTTCATTTAATTTTTTAAATGCTAGTTTTAAAGTTTCTTTAAAATCAGGTACTGTGTTTTCATTAAAATCTTCAAGTTCATCCTCTCCTATCCATGCAAGTTCATTATGTTTTGATGTGGGTTCAAATTTAGAAATATCATAATCATTTATTATTTCTGCGAGAGTTATAATGCCTTTGTGTAAACCATCACTTTTTTTAACTTGATAAATTGCTAGAGGTATAGGTTGGCAATCATCTTTTCTTGTGCAATCAGTAATAGGTTCAATGTTTATATTAAAATCTTTTTCATATTCATCTTTAATAGTATTTATAATTGAAGTTTCTAGACTTGCCTTAGCACAACCAAATTCCCATTTACTCGCATTATTATTTCTATTATCACTTCTTTTCGCAATTAATATTTTTGAAGTTGATTTATTATAACAAACCGCAACACAGTGTAATTCCATTAAATCTACTTTTATATAGTCTTTATCTATTGTATTTTTATCATAACTGGGGTTTGTTTTAGAAATTACGTCACCTATTTTTTCAATCTTATCACTAAGGTTTCTGTCTATAAGTATTTTATCCAAAGCCTTGTCTACAGAATTAAACATAAAAGAATCAATTAGTAATTTACTTTCTCCTTTTTTATTAAAAAAATATTCTCGAACCAATTCATTTTCTTCTATTTCATCAAAAGAAAAACTATCATCAAATTCTATATCATTATTTTTTCCTTTATTATGATACCAAATGATAGGGTATAGTTTATCTTTCCAGATACCCTTTAATTTTTTATATGTAATTATATGTAATTTAGATAAAATATCAGTTTTTCTTGATAATATATAAGCTAGTTCAAAACTAAGAACAAGTCTTTCTGGGCATGTTTGCTTTGATATTCTGAAACCAGCATCAATATCATTTCCTAAGAACTCAAATATTTTATAATTATTGGATAAATCGTACATAGCAGAAATATTTTCATATTGTTCATTATTTTCTAAAGCATTAAAATTAGGATTTCTTGATACTATAGCAATCCAGGCCGCTCCTTTTAATGAAATAATATTTTGAAGTTTCATTAAGTATTTTTCAGATTCAGAAAATCCTTCTAGTGTAGAGAATATATTACCACTTTTTATATCTTTAGCAGTGCTTGTTAAAATATCAAAGATTATATCTATGTATTTATAAATTTCATCATAATTTTTTAGTACGATAATGAAAATTACCTCATCACCAAGAACTCTCCAAAGTTGTGCTTTAAGGTTTTCATAAACTCTATATTGTAACTTACGAATTATATGTGATAATACCTTAGCCCATCCGCTATAATTTATATTTTTATATAATGATGAATTAGCTATATCAAAAGAAAAGAACAAAATCACTTCTGGATGATTAGGTTCTTTTTCTTTTTCATAAATATCAGTATTAATATTTTCTTGAAGTTTTTCCTTATACTTTTTAAGATTAAAAGCGTTTTCGTTTTTAGCTGAATTATGAACATTATTTACATTTTGAGTTTTATATTCTTTATCATCTACCATTGTAAATATCCTAACCATTTCCCTCTATTAGATGCTGCATAAGAGGAAACATTAAAGTATTCTGCAATTTTTGAAGTGTCGACCTTATTACCTACTGTGTTTTCATCCATAATTCTTTTATATTCATGTTTAGGCATCAACAAGGCTGCTGCAAATTCATTGGATTGATACTCCTTATTGGTATTGCCACTTCTAAAATACTGATTTCCATCTTGACTATTCCATAGTTCATCATCAATGCCATAACCCATGTGTAAAAATAAATGTCCAAGTTCATGAGCAATGGTAAAATTCTTTCTGGTATCTGGTTGATAAGGAGATACCACTATTTCAAATGAATCATCAACTTTTCTAATAAATCCATCAGAGTATCCACTTAAAGAACTATCTTCTATTACCTTGCCTCCTAAAGCATCAACAACTTGATTTATATTTACTATTGGAATTTGGATTTTGTATGTTTGGATAATATCTTGGGTTATATCATTAATTAGCTCTCTGATTTTGAAATCCATAAAATCACATCCTTATATAATATTTTATTTAAATAATTATTTATTATAATATTCATTATATCAAAAACTATTTTTTTTGGTACATTTAATATTAATTATTTTCATTAACCTTTTGTATTATACAATATAATTATACCATATAAAAACTGTTTTTTGTCGAATGTATGTTTGAAAAAATAAAAATTAGTAAATTATCTTAAAAATAATTAGATATACTTTGGAAGCAATAAGAATATTAACAATAAGATAAATCGTTGAAATACCAACATGTGTTAAATAATAACAATAAACAAATAATAAAATTTTAGATTTCAGAATATGAAAGAACCAAAAAACGATTAACTAGTAATCTTAATTAAATTCATTTAGTTGATGTTAAAGTATGAAAACTATAGTAGAAGTTGTAATAATAAAACGAACGAAAATTATCATACTAAAACATAATACATGCTATAATTGTATTAGATAAATGCTTGAATATATACCAAAAGTACTCTTTTTATAAGAGTGCTTATTTTTTTGAAATTCATCAACATATAAACTATCAAGAACATTACTCAACACACCTTAAAATTGATTTAAATTCTTTTTCATACACAAAGTTATATGATATAATAAAAAAGTAAATATGTAACCCCAACACATCTTTACTAAGTCAAACATTATTATATAGAGCATTCTTCATTATGGAGAGTGCTTTTTCATTTCTTTGAATAATCATGTTGATTATTTATAATATTTTCATTTAATTTATCTTTATCTATCAAATTTAATGCACAATTAATACAAATGTTAGTTTTCATATGACTTTTCTTATGAAAAGTAATATACTTATTATCATCTTTATTTATTCCTTTATTACAGTAATCACATAATATAGTCTTAGTCATATTTTTATTCCTTTCATTTTATATTTTCCATAATTAAGTTTAACATATTTAGTATATACCTATGTATATATATTTAAAACAATGTTTTTTATTGCAATATAGAATATATTGTATAAATAAAAAAATATGGAGAATGGATATTTGATAATTGTAAAATTATGTTATAATTAAAATGCAAGAATAATCTTGTGGAACTACAATCTAAGAGTGGAGCTTCATTTTCTACATTCCATCCCTTAAAAGGAAGGAGGTGGAGAAATGAGCGAATTTTTACTAGGAGTGTTAGCTAGTTTAACAGCTAGCTTTATTACATATATTATTTCCAGAAAAGTAAAAAGCCACTCTGGCAGGAGTGACTTTGAGCTTGATGTAAAAATCAAGTTTAATAAAAAACGACATTAATATTTAGTTAATGAAACTTCACTCTAGGCTAATAGATTGTAGTTTCTTTTTTTGTTTTTGATACGAATTTACATCTTTATTATATCGCATTTTAAGAAAAAATAAAACTGTGAATGCTAGAAATATATTTTATTTTATCTCTAAGTATATATATTATTATCCCCCTAAAAAACTTTCATAAAAACAAAAAGAACACTATCTTTTTGGCAACTGGCTGACATAACTCATAAGATATTTATATAAGTCTTAGTCCCTATAGCTTTGCGTCACTAAATTTCTCTAGTTTTGCCGATTTAGTTTTATTCTACAACTAAAATAATACAATAGAATTAGTTATTATTCAACAGGATAGTTTGAAAGTTGAATAATTTTATAGATATGAAAGTTATTTTTCTTCTAAGAAAACAAACTAAAACAGTAGAATATCTGGTAAAAATTACCTATAGTTTTTGTCCTAAAAAGCTCCTATTATTAATTTAAGCTAGATAAATTTGAAGAAGTGACATAAATTGAAAGAAGGAATATATTATGTTGAATAGAAAACTACCAGATGCAGAATTAAAAATTATGAAATACATATGGAATACTGGTTATAAAACTGTAATATCAAAAGATGTTGCAGATGAAATAGAAAAAACATATGGTTGGAAGCATACAACTACAATTACACTTTTAGCTAGATTAACCAAAAAAGGTTTTTTAATATCGCAGAGAATTGGGAAACATGTACACTATACAGTATTAGTAAAAGAAAGAGAGTATCTAAAATTAGAAGGTAAAAGAATTTTTGGAGGTTTACATAACAATCCCTTGTCAGAACTAATTTCAAAATTGCATGATGGAGAAGAAATAACTGAAGAAAAAATAATAGAAATAGGAAATTGGATAAAAAGCTGGAAAGATGAAGATTAATAAATAAAAGGTAGCTACTAATATAAGTGCTACCTTTTTTCTTGTGGATAATATTGGGGATAAGTTGTGGAAAACTTATGTAAAATTTGTGGATAAAATATTTTACTGACATTTGACTGACATAAATATCAAAACTTGATTTTAAAGTATTGAAATTTCAATTATTAATCATATAAAAATAGAAAAGTTATTATTGTAATAAAGAATAATAAATATATTAATATCATTAATAATTGTTATAAATGTGAAATACTAACGATATCTAAACTAAATTATTATAAAATAGCTGACTGTAATTTAATTGATAAAGCCTATTCTTCTAGACTTTGCCAATTAAATTACAGTCAGTTTTATTATATAAAAAAATGCGTAACAGAACTATTATTTTATAGATTATATTTGAAAAGATAAATAAATTGTATATCTAAATCTATATATTATTTTTTACCTTTAATATATATTAAATAATAAAATAGTTAAATAATAAGATTAAGAATTTCTTAATAAATCCAGAAGATGCTTTCGATTATATAATATTTTATATTTTTATATTATTAATTATATGTGTTGCAATTGCTGCACCTACTTTTTCTGGTGAGTATCAGACACAATCAGATAGCATCCTTCGTTGTACGAAACATGGACATATTCGTCTAGCGTTTACTAAAATATTAGCTCTATTTTCTATATTTATAATAATGTTTGTTATATGTATTTCTATCCATTTGGCAATTTCTGATTTAGCTTTTGGTACTGAATGTTTGAAAACCTCATTTCAAATGTTGTTTTCTGTAATTAGTCTAGTAAATATAAATTTACTACAAGCACAGATTCTTATAGCTATTGGTGGTCTAATTTCAATACTTGCAATGGTTAGTTTAACATTATTTTTATCTGCAAAATGTAAGGATTCTCTTACTTCTATGCTGATTGCTTTTTCTATTTGCTTAATTCCTATGGGAATAGGTGTTAGTTGGATTGGATACCTATTACCACCAGGGGGAATTGGTTTTAAGATTAGTTTATTATATCAAATGACATCATTTAATTTCTTACACTTAGGAGGTATGAGTTTTTGGACACCACACATTATACTGTTTTTCTCAGTGATAGAAATACCTATTTTTATATTTTTGGCTATTCGTACCTATTGCAAACATCAAGTATCGTAACAATTTGATGGAAATAATAGTGATATAAACTAGAGGATACAATAATTATATATGTAGTATAAAAGTTAAATTTAGTTAACAAATCTTAATAGCAGATATAGGTAATAAATTATACATAAACTGTATTATTATCTATATCTGCTATTTTAATATAGAGAAACAACAGTATATTGTAAAGTAAATGTCAAATATAGTTTTAAAAGTAAAATTAATGTTAAAAAGTAAATATAATTTTACACTTGCTTAACTTAATCCTAATATAGATTTAACTTAAAAAAAGTAGAATAAAAGTATAGGAAATTTGATGAAGACGAATTATAAAAAATTAAATTTTGAATACAGAACGAAAATCGATAAGTATATTTTAATGGGAGGGTATTATGATAGTAAAATCTAG